CTTAGCGGTAGATAAAGTGTCATCGAGTCTCTTCTCAAAGATTTGTCCGGCAGCCTTGCTCTTATTAGCAACACCATCCAACTGTCCTTTGAATTTCTCGACTTCCACCTTCTTGCGTAAGTTAACAGCTTCTCTATCTCTAGATTGCATGTCACCCTTAAGCCCTTTTATTTGTTCTTGAGCTTGCTGCAGCGCTTGTGAGAGCTGGGCAATTTCATCGGTTCGTTGTAATACACCTTCCATATCAAATACTTCTGTCTTCTTAAGAACTTCTTGTTTGTCAATAAGTCCTTTCTGATAGGCATCCATATAAAATTCAAGCTCCGCATATCTATTAGTTGGGAGCGTTGAACCTGATACATAAACTATATCGTACTTACCTATAGTAATGTCATTTATAACTTTAATTTCGCCAGTCTTATCATCCACTAACTTCTTATTAAGGACATAGTCATCAATAGAGTTATTAGGCTGAACGACTCTGAATATCTTTTCTTCAGTATATAACTGTTGCATTAATGCAAAAGAAACTTTAGCTAGTCTTGTAAGACCTGCTTCAATATCTGCAAGTTTAGATTTCATCTTCCTTTGGCCAAACTCATCTATACTAATAGTAGCTTTATAAGTCTGAGGCGCTGCTGCAGAGTTACCCATCATCATCTCGTATAAACCTAATTGATGGTCTATATCAGACTTAGCTGATGTTTCATTATGGTATAGCTCATTAGGTAAAGGCGTTGGTTGAACAGGCATAGGAGCACCATCAGTAGGGTCAAATGGTATTGCAACTCCTGGTTGTGCCCACTTCTGCTCAAACTCTGCCATATCTACTGAACCTTCTGGTACAAGTATTTTAGTATTAGTACTTGTAGTAGCATGCGCTATTATCAAAGAGCGTGTCTTATTAATATATTGTTGTATACCTTTAATCATACGTACATCTGATGTAGGATAAGGTGTTCTTGTGTGTATATTCATAAAAGGGACTATAGGATAGTACTCCGTAGGGAGTATTCTACTATATAAATAAGTGTCACCTATTATTATACACATCTTAATCCTCGACACTTCCGTCTGGACTACTTTAATCTTGGCATTCTGTATAAGGTCCTGATGAGTTACTTGCTCTATTTCCATCTCAGGAGGAGCAGCTTGTTCACTATAACCTAATTGAGCCATTTCTTGTTGTTGCTGCATTTGTATTTGCTGTACTAATGCTTCTACCTGTTCTGGGTCAGTCATAATATGCTTACCTTGGAATATCCATGCAGGCTTTTGTGCATACTCTGCAAACTCGTCCTTATCTAATAGCTCTTCTTTTCCTGTAAATGTTTCATATATTCGATACTTAGGTACTAATATCTTCTCATAACGCTCATAACCACGTACATATTCTTGATTCTGAACTTGTCCTACATCTTCTGGGAACGTAGCTGCTTGATTTTCTGTAGCTAGTCCCGTACTTATTTCATTCCAATTCTGGTCTGAGTTGGCATTTTGAATAGCCTTATCATACATAGGATACATTTTCTTAGCCTGAGACTTAGTAAACATCCTAGATACAATAATATTCTCTGCATCATCAAAATATCTACTTCTACTATTAGGGTCTATATATACATCAAGAGGGTCAATGTCCTTTATAATAACCTCTCCTTTACCCATATCCTGAGTTGGGTCTTGATAGCATTGCATGATACCCATACCCATTACATAATAGTCATCTACAGACTGTCTCACCGCTGTTCTTCCATCAGAAATGTCAAACATATAAGACAATAGCGCTGATATTACTTGCGCTACCTTATTATCAGAATCTTCTCTAGGAGCTACCCTAAATGACGGGCGATTAGCTGTAAGCATAGCTTTAGCCGACTCAACCGCAGGATGGATTCTATTGATAACAATAGGAGATTGACCCCTATTGATAAGAGTGTCTTCCTGTTCTGTTGTCCACTGACGTCCTAATCTAAACTCTTTATCCTCTTTCGCGTTTCTAGCCCAGTTATCTCGGCTCTGCGAATAAGTGTTAAATATGTCTAAGGTCTCGTCAACGAGCTTCTTATCTGGTGAATCACTTGAATTTGTATTATTTAACATCCCCATAATATACGACTTATAGTACCATCCAATCAATAACTTTTTTCACTATTGTGCGTTTATTATCAGTTTCTGACCAATTCTCTAGTCTACAGGGCTTAGCACCGTCTAATGCGGTCCATATAGCGTCCATGACATCATCGTGCTTACCCTTAGGATAGGATAAGAACTCTTGTTGTCCTGTCAAGTCCTGCGGCCTCCAGTAGAACTGACCTTTAGCAAACATAGGAACCATAGATAATAAACGTTCAGATTTACGATTGCGAGGTTTTACACCCTTTTCAATCCCTGGTATATAAATCCCTTCCTCCTTTTGAATTTCTCTTACAGCAGTTCTCAAAGCTTCTTGATATCCTACTGTTTCGATTTTAACCCTTCTAGGTTTGTATTTTTTATACATCTCCACTATTTTAGCAGGTTGCTTTTCAGGGGACAGCCTTTCCCGAAAGATATCTACGGCATACCTATTCCCTTCATAATCCATTCCTATAGCAGCTATAACAAAGAAATCCGCATGTGCTGCTAAAGAAGAGGCAGGGTCTACGCCCATATAAACCTCTACTGGTATAATCGTTCTTTCTTCACCTACGGTTCGTGTCATGCAGGTCTGTCCATCTATCATCTCAAAGTCATTATGATGCATCTTCATCCATTCTGGTTTAAATGGAGCTGAATCAGGACTCTGTGCTATATTCATGTATTCTTGATAAAATCCATTAATATTGCCTACAGACGACATATCATTCTTAATTTCTAATATTCGCTTTCTAGGGAACTTAGCCTCCCATAAAGGGACTTCATCTTCATCCCAAATGGAATACCATAGCACTTGCCATGATTTAGCCTCCTTAACCCAGTATAAAAAGCAATCTTCGGAGATAACAGTACCTATCATTACTATCTTACCTTCATCAGATAAAGATGGCATAACAGCTTCTGTTATCCATTTCCTATTCTTTGTACGGGCCTCTGCAGTATACGCATTCAGCTCCGATTCAAAGTCATCTACTATAATAAGATTCGGTCGAGTATCGCCTTCGATAAAGCCACGAACACGTTGCCCTGTACCAACGGCGATAATTCTGGTGCCATTAGCTAGCACTATATCATTGTTAGTCCAACGTTTCGCAGTATTACCACTCATATCTCCGAATAATGCCTTAAATCTATGAGAATTAGTTAAATGATGTTTAATACGGCTAAGAAAGTTAATAGCCTGTTGTTGCGATTCAGAGACTATTACTATAAATAAATCTTCATCACTTTTCTTAAAAGCCACTCTCCATAAAGGAAAGATAAGTGAAGTTGTGGTACTCTTAGCTGTACCTCGTGGGGCTGCTATAGCAACCTTCTTTTGCCTATCATTAGCTAAGGCTTTGTACACTTCCCCATGAAAAGGGGGTATATCCTTATTTAATGCAGTAGGAAAACAATGTACGCCAAATAAAGCCATATTCTCATAAAGTTTCTTATAGGCTTGCTTCTTAGCGTAAGCTTCTTCATAGTCCATGTATATCGTCCTCTACCCGCCTATGTTTACGATAGTTTGCGTTTCTATCAGCCTTTTTACTAAAATTATTCGACTTCTTTGTTATCTTCTTGTCGAGAGCTTTCTTCCGACGATGATTCGTGTGGCTCATCTACTTCCTCATAAGTGGTTCTAGTGGCTGTAATAGCCTGTTCTTCTGTTCTTAATTCATCAATAAGGGATGTAGCACTATGTGCCTCTAACCTATCAACAGTTTTGACAAGATGCTTATCCTTCATCCCATGCATATCCTGTAGGTTCTCTACGGCACGCATTAGATTGGTAGTATCGTTCTTGTCCTTACACTTATCAATAGCTTCCTTTAGTAAATCAAGGGTATATTCTTCAGTTAATCCATGGTCTGTTAATAGACCTTGAAGTTCCTTTTTAACCATAGTCTTAAATATCTCCGACTTCATGGTGCGTTTCCATTTTCTACGCTCCATATCGTTTACAGCACCCATAGCCCACTCTATAGCCAAATCATAATCTGGTTTAAGTGCAAACATAGTTGCTAGATTCTTCATTTTATCTTGTCCTGATTGGACCTCGATATAACTCTTACCAGTAAAGGTTACATTAGTCTTGCGACCTCTTACATTTAATTGTTTAGATTTATACTTTGGACTAAAGAATGTATAGCCCCAAGGAAAGCGGAGGTATATGTTAATCCCACCTGACTTATGAGGATAGTTACGTTTTGAAATAACCTTAGCAACATACCCGTCGTCTGAAATAGCATAGTCCCCCGCATCAGCTTCCTTCCAATAAGAGTANTNNACCCCCNTTTGCTTAGCTTCNTCTTCCCCATACACAGAGTATGTAGTGGGTCCTATGTCACCTTTATGATGAATATCAATAGTATACACTTTACTTTAGAAATTCCACTTAGCGCCTACCCTGATGTTACCTGGGCTATAGTCCAAACTGTAGCTAGAATTGTCATTAGGACTATATTTAACACTATCCATGCCAATATCCAGCTTATCCCCAAACTTATTGTTAAGATAAGACCCAAGCAAGCCACCAATAGCCTCGTCACCCTTAAGCTCACTGAGTTCAGTCTGTATCTTCTGCGGTAAGTTGGACCACGTTGTATCTTTCGGCATTTGCTGTGCTATCTTGTAAAGCATATCTAAATTCATATTCCCCCTCGTGTTTGTGCTCTACGTCACAATATACTGGACAATCAGGCACTAATTCTTCATTATAGCTCTCAAATAGATTCATAAATATAAAAAGGGAGATAATAAGGGAGCCTTCCCACATTATTTCCCCAAAGGACACTAAATCAAACTTCCTGCCTGCACTCTATAAAGCGCTACAATCATAGCTAATATGTCCAGTAAAATGTAATATAAGTAGTATAAACCATAGCATATACACAATAAAGCCCCTGTTTTAAGTATATCTAACAGGGCTTTCATTAGTAAGCTTTATTAACGTTTATCGGTGAGGGATTATTAACACTGTTCCATATATTCATATCCCCATCAAATGAAGCTTTACGTGTACTTCTATCCGCATCAGCGCCTCTCCAGTGGTTGTCTAACCACCATTCAGAGCTATTGCCTATAGACTCTGGCTTGAAGTTACTTGTAGGGTCATACCTAGTATTGGCCATAAAGAGCATTTGTTGCTGTTTATCAGTCAATTTACTAGCATCGAAGCCATTTAGGTTACTATCTGCATTTGGTTCGTTCTGATTTGATTGGGCCCACTCAGGGACTTCCATATTATTT